TCTGGCGAGTTCCTGTGGCCTCGACAACAGCGCAAGGATGGTAAGTGGTTCGGGTTTGACCGTCAGATTCTTGCTCGCAAGCGTGGACAGTATCTAGACCGACTTCAGTTCCGTGCTCAGTATTACAACGACCCAAGTGATCCTGAAAACCGTCCTATCGACTACAGCAAGTTCCAGTATTACGACCAGAAGCATCTTAAACTTTCTGATGGATACTGGTTCTTCAAGGACAGAAAACTTAACCTAGTTGCTGCTGTGGACTTTGCCTTCTCAACCAGAAAGGCTGCTGACTTTACCGCTATTGTTGTAATCGGGGTGGACTTCGAGAACAATATTTATGTCTTGGACATTGATCGATTTAAGACGGATAAAATCTCGGAATACTACGAACACATCCTTCGTCTTTACAACAAGTGGGGGTTCAGGAAGATCAGGGCAGAGGTAACGGTTGCTCAGTCTGCCATCGTGAATGAACTCAAGATCAACTACATTCGTCCTAATGGTCTTGCCCTGAAGATCGAAGAGCATCGCCCAAATAAGTACCAAGGTGCCAAGGAAGAGCGTATGGCTGCAATCCTAGAGCCTCGTTATGATAACCTTCAAGTCTGGCACTACCGAGGCGGTAACATTCAAACCCTTGAGGAAGAATTGGTACATAACAATCCATCTCACGATGACGTTAAAGACTCTCTGGCTTCTGCTATCGAAATTGCTGTAGCACCTAGCCGTAACTTTGGCCTTAGACCACAGGCTGACAATGTAGTCCCGATTTCAAGGTTTGGTGGGATATAAAATGGCCAAGACTATCGACCTAGAACAGATTATCAGCCCTGATGAACTGGCCACCCAGATTGCCGAGCGGTGGACTGAGTGGAATACTCTTCGGGTAAAGAAAGTTGAAGAGTGGAAAGAAGTTCGTAACTACCTGTTTGCAACCGACACCCGCACCACCAGCAACAGCAGACTCCCTTGGGCGCACACCACCACTACCCCCAAACTGACTCAGATTCGGGATAACCTCCACGCCAACTACTTTGCAGCAATTTTCCCACAGCGTAAATGGATGAAGTGGGTTGCTGATGATGCCAGTTCAAACAGCAAGGCCAAGCGTTCTGCTATTCAGGCTTACATGGAAAACAAGGTTGAGCAGTCTGGTTTTGTAGATACCGTGTCTCGACTGATCTACGATTGGATTGACTACGGCAATTGTTTTGCCATGAACGAGTATGCCCGTGATGTGGTTTTCAATGAAGAAGGTCTCCCGACCATCCAGTATGTAGGCCCCCGGCTTATCCGAATCTCTCCTTATGATATTGTCTTTAACCCTACAGCAGCCAGTTTCAAAGACAGCCCTAAGATTATCCGATCTGTGATGTCTCTTGGTGATCTGGCTAAACTAATCGAAGACGATCCCAGCAAGCAAGATTGGGGTGTGATTTTTGACAAGGCAATGCAGAACCGTGGGTCTGTTCTTGGTTGGAACAATGGTACAATCTCCAAGACAGATGGTTACATTGCTGATGGTTTTTCATCTATCCAGCGTTACTATGAATCTGACTATATTGAACTACTAACCTTCTATGGTAACATTTACGACAAGTACAACAAGGTTCTACGTCGTAATCGTATCATCACGGTAATTGACCGCAGTTATATTGTAGAAGATGTCGAAAACCCATCATGGTTGGGTTATGCCCCAATCCATCATGTAGGGTGGCGTGATCGTCCTGACAACCTTTACTCGATGGGTCCGCTCGATAATCTAGTTGGTATGCAGTATCGTATCGACCACCTAGAAAACATGCGGGCCACTATCTTCGACCGTATTGCCGCTGCTGATATTGTCATTAAGGGTGATGTAGAAGAAAAGCAAGATGGGGTTATCAAGCGTTGGTATGTCGGTGATGAGGGTGGGGTGGCTTACCTTTCCCCAGATGCCACTGCACTTCAGGCGGATTTCCAGATTCAGCAACTTGAGCAGAAAATGGAAGAGATGGCCGGTGCCCCCAAGATGGCGATGGGCCTACGAACCCCCGGTGAAAAGACCGCCTTTGAGGTTGACGTTCTATCCAACGCTGCCAACCGAATCTTCCTCCATAAGACAGCCCACTTTGAGCGGATGTTCCTAGAGCCTGTCCTTAACGATCAACTTGAGACGGCCCGCAGAAATATGGACTCATCGGATATTATTCGTGTCTTTGAGGACAGTATCGGGGCTACACTCTTCCAAGAAATCACCAAGGAAGACCTGACCGCCAAGGGTAAAATCATCCCGCTAGGTGCCCGTCACTTTGCTGACCGTGCCCGTAAAGTTCAGGAAATCACTCAAATCCAGATGGCAAAGCAAGACCCCACTGTTGGTGTCCACCTGTCTGGTAAGCGCCTTGCCCAACTTCTTGCTGAAGAACTGGGTGATGACAAGTTGTTCTCGGAGAATATCCAGATTGCCGAACAGCTTGAAACGCAGCGTGTCTCAGAGGAAGCAGCCGTTGACTTTGAGGAAGAACAGATGGCTCTGGCAGATATGGAAGGGGGTGCAGTCTAATGCCGTATAGTAAGGGTATGAAGAAAAAGGGTGGTAAGAAGAAATGAACTCCAACTGGAAAGCCAACTCTGATCTGGACCCAGACAAGTTGGAGTCTCAGTTAAAGGCTCACCAGCCAACCCTAGAAATTCTTGCGCGTATTATTGAGAAGAAACGGAACCTGATTCCCTCTCCGCGCAACTACGAATCCCCGTCTTGGCCTTACCTTCGGGCAGACTTGGACGGGTATAACCGAGCACTAACCGAGGTGCTCCAACTCATACAGGAGACTTAACATTGTCTGACATCTTTAACGACCAGACCACGGTCGAGAATAACCAGAACCAGCAGATCGACCCACTTGCTGAACTGGTAGGTGAGGGTAAGAAGTTCAAGACCCCAGCCGATCTTGCGAAGGGCAAACTGGAAGCAGATGCCTTTATCGAGAAGCTTAAGAAGGAGAACGAAGAACTCCGCAAGCTGGCAGATCGCAAGGATTACGCTGAGGAACTTCTTGCCAAGCTAGAGACCAAGGCCACGGCTCCCAACGTGTCTCAGCCACCCAATGATAACGGGACTCAGAAGACGGATAACCAGTCCGCACTCTCTGAAGATGCAATTCAGCGCCTTGTTGAACAGAAGATCACCCAGATCGAGAAGACCAAGACAGCAACTCAGAACATCACCACTGCAAATGATTTGATGGTGAAAGAGTTTGGTGAGACGGCAAAGACTGTTCTAACCACTCGGGCTGCTGAACTGGGACTCTCTGTTGACCGCATGAAAGAACTCGCTGCTGAAAGCCCGGTTGCCTTCTTGGCGCTGGTCAAGGGCAGCAAGACCACAGGTAGTCAGGCAACTGTGACAAGCAAGGTCAACACTGCTGGGGAATCTTTCACCAACTCTTCAAACGAACGTAACAAGTCATACTATGACAAACTTCGTGTGGAGAATCGTAGTCTTTATCTCCTACCCGCTACTCAGAAACAGATGATGGATGACATCCAGCGGCTAGGCGATAGGTTCAATCAATAAGGAGCAAGTAAATGGGTGAAACTTATAGCACTGGTGGTCCGCTAATTCGGACTGACATCTGGTCCACGCAGCTTAAGGAACTGCTGCGGGACGAACTGATGGCTCAGCGTCTAGTTAACTGGATGACTGATTTCCCTGACGGTATGTAATTGCCGTCGTTAAATAGCTTCTGAATAACGGAGAGCGAGAGCAATCCGAGGGAAGCCTAAAGTGAAATGCCAAAACAGCGAAGGAGGTTCGCATGGCACTCTCACCCAAATATCTAGCTGGTTTTCTGGATTCCGATGGGTGCATTAGTTTTGATGTCCGTAAAAACTCTGGTCACTATACCTTACGCTGTAGGGTAGCCTTTAAGCAAAGGCAAGACAGGGCAGACATACTAAGGCTAATTGCGCATGAATGGGGACTCAACCTATACCAAGACGATAACTCCAAGATGATTGTCTTCACAGGAACAAAAGCACTACGATTCCTTGAGCACACTAAAAATCACTTGGTTATCAAACGAGATATTGCAGAGTTTGTTATGTCTTGGAATGGTAAAGATGTTGATAACCCAAAACCCATCAAAGATAAGCTTAAAGAAATCCGTAAACAACCATGTTCCTATACCAGACCTTTCCCCTCTCGGGGTTGGCTTGCTGGTTATATTGATGGAGATGGTTGTATCAGGGTAATGAAAAAAGGCAACAAATTCTACCCCCGTGTAGAAATTAAAAGTTGGCTTTATGATCCTGACGGACTGAATCTTATCCAGAAAAATTTTGGTGGCTCTATTAACCAAGAGAACAATACGCTCTGTTATGTCTTGTACAACCCAGAGAAATTGCTCTCGTACATAACCAACCACTCAATCATTAAAAAGAGTCAGGTTGATTACATCTTGGGGCATGTCAGGAATGGCACTGTAGATGAAACGGTTAAGAGCAACCTTAGCAAGATGAAGGCACCCGCATCGACTGAGTGAAGCTACAACCTTTATGGTTGAAACGACAGTCAGAACACTTGAAATAGTGTTTGGACACGTTCCACATCCCCAGCATCGGCGATGCTCAGGTGGATGACTACGTGGAAGATACTGATGTCCGGTATCGTCCGCTGGACAAGGGTGAGTTCCTGTTCACCATCACCGAGTACATCTCTTCGGGCCACTACATCACGAAGAAGGCGATGCAGGATTTGTTCTATGCAAACCAGCTTCTGTCTTCGTTCGTCCCCAAGGAAGAGCGTGCTCTTATGGAGCGTCTTGAGGGTGACATCTTTGCCCTTCAGGGTAAGCAGACTGCTGCCAACGCCAACCTGATTAACGGCTTTGCTCACCGCTATGCCGCATCGGGTACCTCGGGTGCGCTGGCTATCTCTGACTTCTCGTATGCCAACCTCGCTTTCAACAAGGCGAACGTCCCGGCTACGGGTCGCATTGCGGTTGTCGATCCTGTGGCTGCATATGATCTGGAAAACCTTCAGAACATTGTCAACCTCAGCAACAACCCGATGTGGGAAGGTGTTGTCCGCGACGGCATCTCGACTGGGATGCGGTTCCGCTTCAACATCATGGGTTGGGATGTCTACGTCTCGAACCGTGTTGACACCATCACCACTGAAACCCTTGCGGATGCTGGCGGTAACAACGTCAACGTCGCTGGTTTCAAGGCTAACCTCTTCCTCTGCACTGCCCCTGAAGCCCAGCCCTTTGTCGGTGCATGGCGTCAGATGCCCGAGGTGGATGAGGAATACAATAAGGACAAGCAGCGCTGGGAGTTCGTCACGACTGCCCGCTACGGTCTGGACCTGTACCGCCCCGAGTCGATGATTGTCATCCCCTCGCGCGCCACTGTCTAAGAAGGAGATACGAACATGGCTTGGTATAATGCTGACGGGCTGAAGGTCCGTTTCCACGGCGAAGAGGACACTGCGTTCACTGGTCTTGCGAAAGACGTGGAGCATGTCCTCGTTGTTGACTACAATGCTGTTACTGGTGATGGCCTCAAGTTCACCACTGACCGCAACAACAACGGCACCAACGATGGCTGGTCGGGTGAGGATGCTTTTATCCCGGCTGGTGCTTACATCACCGATGCTTACATCCTCGTAACTGAAGCCTTTACCGATTCGGGTAGTGATGCTACTCTGACCATCGGTCTGGCTCAGGAAGACGGTACGGTGATTGATGCCGATGGTATTGACGCCACTATTGCCTTTACGGCACTCAATGCCACGACCGATGTAGTTGCCTGCGATGGTGACTACGTTGGTAGGGCGCTGAAGCTGGCTGCTAATGCCTACCTGTATGCGACTGTGGCCTCTGGCCCCTTCACTGCTGGTAAGGCGAAGATCGTCGTCAAGTACCTCAAGGTCTGATAATGGTTGGCCCCTTCGGGGGCCTTCCTTCCTTCGGAGGAAAATATGGTAGAGCACGTAAGCATCACTGATCCCTTTATTCATGAACCCAAGGGGGCGTCTACTGCATCCGCAGAACAGGTCTATGTGGCTGACGGTTTGGGGTCAGGTGCATGGCGTAGTCAAGCTGGTGCAGTTCTCTGTTCCCACATTGCAGACATTTCTACTGCATCTTCAATTTATATTCCTGTAGTCCAGACAGGAACGGTAGAATTTGTTGCTGTGACTATTCACGGTGCAATCTCCACCACCGATGACGTAATCACTGTCTATAATACCTCCGGTGTATCTATGGGCACCATTACCGTACCCTTTACCAGTTCAGCAGCGGGTGACACCTTTACCCTGTCCCCTGTAAGTGACAACACCGTAATCGCTGGTGGCTCTATTCGAGTGCAGACTAATGGGGCCAGCGCAGCAGCAGTTCGAGCAGAAGTTGCAATCCTTGTGAGGCCAATCTGATGACTACAATGAAGATGACTCTGTTGCAGATGGTCCAGTCCATTCTTGAGCAATCCGATACAGAGTTTGTCAATTCGATTAACGATAGCATCGAGGCTATTCAGTGTGCTGGTGTAATCCGAGACATCTATTTTGCCAATGTAGCTACCAAACGCTACAAGGAACTGGAAGGTCTCATTCAACTAGAGAGTTTGGCAGACAATGATTACCCTAACTACCTTAAACTACCTGATGGCGTTACTAGCCTCAAGTGGGTGCATTACAATAAATCTCTTGATGGCGGGCAAGAGTATAAACCTATTACTTTTGTCAAACCCGAGGATTTTCTTCGTAAGACAAGCACAGCGGATGATGGTTCTTCGCGGGTAGATATAATCTTTGAGCGGCAGTCAGGCACCCCGCTGCTTATCTACAACGATGTGATGCCCGATTTCTACACAACCTTTGATGACGAATACCTTGTCTTCAATTCATACAACAGTTCCGTAGAGAATACCCTACAGGGCAGCAAGTCTCGAAGCATGGCCAAGAGCCTTCCTACGTGGACTATGGCTGATGACTTCATCCCTCACCTAAACACCTACGAGTTCCCCCACCTTCTTGCTGAATCAAAATCTACATTCATGTCTCTATTCAAGAATGTGGTTGATCCCAAGATTGAGCAACTAGCCCGTCGCCAGAAGAACTTCCGTCAGGATGAAAACCGACTAGAGGAAAATTACCGTGCCGCACCGCACTACGGACGATAAGTTTGAGTATGATGAGGGAGATTTCCACATCGTAGAATACCCCGAGATGCGGGAAATGCACATCACTCACCCCAAGAGGATTGAGGCAATCATCATCTACAAACCTCATGGGAAGAGGGACAACTTTGCGATTCGTTACGAGACTGGTAAGCCTGTGGCCAAGGAACTGATGGGCCAATACCTGACCATACCCGGTGCCAAGGAGGCTGTCAAGCGGTATATCCGTTCAGCCCGAGAATCCCAGACCAAGCGACGTAACGAGTATGCGGAGATGAGGCGAGCGGAGAAAGATGCAGAACAAAAGTCTAACGCCAGTAAATAACTTTGTCAAGGGTCTGATTACCGAAGCAGGTATCATGACCTTCCCTGAAGGGGCGAGTATTGATGAACTGAATTGCACACTGGAAAGGACTGAGGTTCGTAGCCGTCGTCGTGGCTTTGCTCAGGAAGTGGGTGGGGGCTTGTCTTCCTACACCAAACCTGACAACGCATCTATCGCCCACCGAGAAATCTGGAAGGATGTTGGTGGTGTAGCCAACCTAGACTTTCTTGTTGCACAGATCGGCTCAACACTACACTTCTATGACCTGTCTCGTGTACCAATCAGTGCTGGCTACAAATCCTTTACAGTAAACCTCAACACCTTTTCAGCCAACAATCAGTTTGTTGTCAGCCGGGAGCGAATCCAGCTTTCGGGTATTCAGGGTATTGCCGTTATCACCCACCCCGGTTGCAACACCTTCTATATTGAGTATAATGCAGACACCGACTCAATTACCACTGGTGTAATCAATTTTGAAGTTCGGGACTTTGATTGGCAGTGCAACTGTTCTGCCTACTATGCTGAGATTACCAACCCCACTCTTGGTCGTACTTATGATACATACAATACAGGTTGGACGGCTGATCTGGTCCTAGCCTACCAAGGTGGTAGTGTGCCCTCAAACGTCTCCGCAGGTAACACAGAGGATGCAAGCAAGGTAGCCACCACTCTGGGGCCAGACAAGAAATACCCTGCCCTGACTCATGCTTGGTTCTCCGGTAAAGACAGTAACGATAACTTCAGCCTGTCTGCTTGGCGGAAAGTAGCAGTCCAGACTGGTCTGATCGGTAATGGCCGGTTCATCCTGAATTTCTTCAATAAAGATCGAAAGGCCAAGGTTGGTGTAAACCTACCTAACGAGGTAGAGACTGCCCGCTTTCGTACCTGCGTGGGTTTTGCTGGTCGCATGTTCTATGCTGGACTTGACTCCAACAAGAACGGTGGCCGCATCCTGTTCACCCAGATTGTGCAGAATAGCCGAGACCTTGGGAAGTGCCATCAGGCAGCAGACCCCACTTCAGAGATTGACCCTGACCTTGCCGATAATGACGGCGGGGTAATTCTTATCCCTGAAGCACGGAACATCAAGCGCCTGTTTGTTTACAACTCGTTTCTTATTGTCTTTGCCCAGAATGGGGTGTGGACGATCAATGGTGTTGATGGCGTCTTCAAGGCTACAGAGTACTCAGTCTCCAAGCGCAGCGAGGTTGGCCTCGACAGTGAAGCCAGTCTGGTTAGTGCTGATGGAAACCCCTTGTGGTGGTCACTTGAGGGTATTCACACCATGCAGCCCTCTCAGGATGGTTTCAATCTTCAGGAACAGAATATCTCACTGGGGACTATTCAGACTTTTTTTGATAACATCTCCCGCACTGCCAAGGCAGGAACTACCTGTGCTTTTGACCGTACCAACAAGATTGTTCTTTGGGCTTACCCAAATGATGACGAGACAATTGGTGGGAAAGTAAACAATTTTCTGCTGTTAGATTTGTCACTACAAGCATTTTATCCTTGGAAGGTACTTGACAACAATCCTGACACATCTTATATAATGTTACCCTTCTATACTAACGGTGCAGGGGTAGAGAGGGTTGATACTCAGGTAACGTTAAATGGTATTGATGTTACCTCAAATGGTGAGGATGTAACCACTACACTCATCCTTCCGAATGAAGCCACTCAGCCGGGCTTTACGTTCATGTACAAGGATGGGGGCACGGATAACGTAGGGTTCGGGCAGTTCTATTCCAGAAACTTTCTGGATTTTGGTAATGTAGATTATACATCCTTTGCTGAGGCTGGTTACAACTTCCAAGGTTCTGTCAACCTTCGGGGCAATGCCCCCTACATTACTACAATCTTGCAGAAGACAGAAACATCATTTGTTAATAATGATTATGACTTCCCGTCTTCTTGTCTTATGTCTGTCTACTGGGATGAGCGGATCGCCCCGGCGACCAACCGGGTACAGATTTACCGGCTCAGGTTTCCCGCTGTACCACCCAACTTCAATTACCCATACTCTGCTATTATCACAAAAAACAAGGTGATTGGTCGTGGTAGATTGATGCGTATTCGATTTGATTCCGAGACTGGCAAAGATTTCCAACTTGTAGGTTATGAGGTAATGAACAGTGTTAACAGGGCTTAATGTCCGTGAGGCTACAGAAGATGACCTCATCCCCCTGATGATTATGGCAAAAGCCTTTCATAAGGAATCCCCATACAAGGACATGCTTCCTTGGGATAACAAGAAAGTCGAGCAAACCATTCGTAGTGGTATAGCCAACGAAAATACATGCGTCTTTGTTCTTGAGGATGGCGGTGAACTTGTCGGTATGCTTGGCGCTGTGTATACCGAGGCTTTCTTTTCTGCTGCTAAAGTGGCCGCAGAACTGAGTTGGTGGGTTGACCCTGAGTACCGTGGCCGGAAGGAATCAGTGGGTCTTGTCAAAGCCTACGAAAACTGGGCCAAGAGTAAGGGTGTCAAGGCTGTTAACATGATGGACCTTACTCTGCTTAACGAACTTGGCCCTCTGTATGAAAAACTGGGTTACACTAAGTACGAAACAACTTACGTAAAGGTGCTATAATGGCAGCAGTCTCTACCCTAGCAATCATCGGCGCAGTAGCGGGGGCCGTTGGTACTGTAGGCTCCTTTGTCATGGGGCAGAAGGCTCAGGGCGAACAGCGAAAGGCACAGCGACTACAGCAGAAACAGCAGGACCGTCAGATTCGTCAGGAGCGTCGTGCAGCTATCCGTCGTGCCCGCCTTGCTCGGGCAACCTCACAGAACGTAGCGGCTCAGGTAGGTGGTCTTGGTGGCTCTGGTATTGCTGGTGGTCTAGGGGCCTTGTCTTCCAACCTAGCCAGTGGGCTTGGGTTCCAGTCTGGCTCAATGGACATTGCTAACCGTATTGGTAGTGCTGGTTCTCGTGCTATTGGTTTTAACAATCAGGCCAGTCTCTTTGGCTCTGTTGGGCAGCTTGGTCTTCAGGGTTTCAATGCCCTCGGTGGCTTTGGCCGTATTTTCCCACAACAGCCGACAGACAACTCAGGTGCTAATGAACGTATCGCTGGTGCAGGTGCAGTATAATGGCAGTCCTACTTGGTGAAGAGACCCGGTTTCTTGGTGAAGAGACTGCGGCTGAACTTCCCGAAAATCCCAATTCAGATGAAGTCAAGCAGCGTGCCATTACCCTCACTGCTGTAGGTGATGCTGTCCAGACTGTTGATGAGGTTCAGCAGGCTGCAATCTATAGTGACCGTAGTCCAATCAACAACACCCGCCAGCAACTTGTAGACAATACCACCGAGACCTACACTGCTTTCATTAATGACATTCTTGCAAGCCAGAGCGTTCCAGTGGAACAGGCTGCTGTTGATATTGAGAACATGCAGGCCAAGCGTCAGCTTCTTATGTCAGACCCCAATAACATTGATGCGGAGATTGCCCTCGGGATCGAGAATGGGGACATCTCTGCTATTGAACTGAATTACAACCGTAACCTATCCCGCTTTGCTTTTCTCATCAAGCAGGAGATTGCCAAGATCGAGGGTGAACAATCCGTCTTTGGAATGGGTTGGGACTTTATTGACCGTAACGTCTTCCGTGCTGCTCCTATCGGTGCTGTTGAAGGAGCCACCTTCCGGTCAACTCGTCGTGGTGCTCAGTTCCTTAGTCAACTACCAACCATGAGTTCAGAAGACCTTGAGGTTCTAGCCAAAACAGAGATCGAAGCCAGTCTTCAGGAGGGGTTCTTTACAGGTAACAACGTATTTGCGCTCTATGACCTTCTAAATGAAATCAGCAATGCTGGTGTGGACCCTATGGCTGGGGTATCTGCTGTCTTGGCACCGCTGGATGTGGTTCCGGTTGTCGGTGCTGGTCTTGTCACCAAGGCTGGTCGGGCTGCTGCACTAAGGTCTACCACTGCTGTTACAGGTAACGTGCTTAACAAGGCTGTGGCCTTTGGTGGGTTCCAGAAGGGTCAGCAGGTAGCCCGCAGGCTGCTCCGTAGTGGGGCTGTCAGTCTGGATGACACCTTTACTGCCACCTTCGGTCCCTCTGCTCTGGATGTCTCTGGGAACCTTCACCGTCCCGGTTTTAGTATCTTGAACACTGAAGCCCTTCGTAACCGGGTCATGGACGGTATGATTACCGCAAAGAGTCGGGGTACGCTAGGCACTCTGGTTGATGATGCTGCTTTGTCTTCCAAGGCTGATGAAATCGTCACAGAGATTCTTGCCCGTACCTCTCGTACTTTGGTGAATTACGGAGTAGAGAAAGACCTTCTTCAGAACCCTGTTGCTGTGGCTAACTTTGGTAGAAAGGACGGTACCCCCTTCGCCACTAAGAGTCTTGAGCCTATCCTTCGGAAAGAAATCCCCGAGGGGCAAATGGTGGAGGCTGTTCCGGGTGATCCCTCTCAGGGGTATTTCTTCCGTGTTGAAGAACGATTCGACCCTGCCTTTGCTGTTGGTAAGCAGGATGTCTCAGCACTGAACAATGCTATTCTATCCATGTATGGTAAGGTCTTTGGTTCTGCCACTCTGCTTGATGAACTACAACTCTCTGCCGATGCCTACCAAGCAGCCAATGCCTCTGGCCTTCTTCGTGTCTTTATCACTGAAGCCATGAAGCCCTACACTAACCTGTCTTATGGGCAGCGTGTAGCTTTCGATCAGGTTCTTGAGAAGATCACCAATGGTGCTCATGCAGGCCGCAGGACTTGGTACTCTGACGCTGATTTCCTTCGGGAGTTTGATGCTCAGTATGGGAAGCCTTTTGACGATCAGGCAATGCTTGCGGCCTATAAAGCGGTCGTAGACTCATCAAATGCCACGTTTATGGTACGTGCTGACCAGATGCTACGTAGCATGGTTGCTCGTGGTTACAAGTATGCCATGAAACTTGGGGGTGAGTTTGTCCCTCTTAAGCGAATGACTCAAGGCGAGTTTGATGCTCCGGACAAGAACCTTGAAATCTACAAGATTGGTAAAAATGGCATTGACTTTACTGGCCCCACTATTGGTAAGGCCGATGTAAAAGACCTGAACAAACTCTACAAGATTCACAACGGACGATACATCTACGGCGATCCTGACCTGAAGATGATCGGCCCAGAGCATGTCATGTCTTATAACCCCGGTGCTGGTCGATCCTACCGAGGGGCTTGGTTCATTGGTTCTGGTAAATCTGGTGAGCACTTCAAAGCAATCATCAATGCCAAGACAGAAGCACAGGCTACCAAGGCCATTAATGAGTTGGACAACATCCGTCAAGCAATCATCCGTAATGGGGGTGACTTATCCAAGATGTCTTTGGTTCAGCAGACTGATGTTGTCAATGTCCTCCGTAAAAACAACTCATGGTCTCCGGGGACTGATACCTTTGCTGGCTTGATGAAGATTCGTCAGGACTATGGATTTGACTTCACCCAAGAAGTAGCCAAGCGTCGGGATGGGGAGACCATGACCTTTGTTGATCCTGACATTGAGCAGGACTTCGGGGGTATGACCGTCAATGAGTATATGTCCACCTTCGCCCGTCGCCGTCAAGACACCCCGCTGATTAACTACGGTGACAAGGGACCGCTGATGGACAGCCCTATGGACACTCTTTATAACAACCTGTCCAATGCTACCCTGCAATGGGCTTTTGCTAACTACACCCGTAAGAGCAAGATTGCTTGGGTCAAGGCTGCTCAGTCCCAAAACAGTGGGTGGAAGGCTCCGGGGGTATCTGAGTGGGACTACGACCGTTGGTTTGCTCGTGCTGTGCAGACCAATACTGAGCGTATGGCTGAGACCCTAAAAGACCGTAAGGATATTATTGAACGTCGCCTGAATGTCAAGACAGAACTTGGGGACAAGACAGAACGATACATGCGGGGTGTAACTGAGTACATCCTCGACAAGAGTGGTGGTCGTGTAGATATTAGTCAGTACAGCCCTGTCAACTGGGCGCTGGCCACTGGCTTCCAAGCTGCTTTCGGTATGCTCAACATCTTCCAGTTTCCCCTTCAGGCTGCTCATACTATGGCTGTCTTTGCTGTTGACCCCCGGCATGGGTTTGAGGGTGCCTTCATTGGCTGGACTCTCAGGGCTATCGGAAAAGAGCATGACCCTGCTCGGCTGGCCCTCATCCGTGACCGTCTGGCTAGTCACCTTCAGGTCACCCCTGCAAAGGCTCAGGAGGTCATGGACCTGTGGCGGGACTCTGGGCGTATGATTGTCGATAATGATGTCCTAGAGTCCTCTGTGGGGCAGGGGATTGGTTATGCAGGGATGCAGTCTGCTGGTCGGTTTGCTGACGCAGCTAGTCGTGCAATCAGTGCTATCGGGGATAAGGGGACGGTGTTCTTCAGGGCCGGTGAGCGTGTATCCCGGTCTGTTGCCTTGGGGACTGCAATCTCCCGTGCTCTCAGGGAATCCCCCAATGAGTCCCTTCTGTCCCCCGCCATGCGGACTCGGGTTGCAGCACGAGACAATGACCTGACCTTCCGTATGCAGACTGTGGACAGGAATATGTTCCAGACTGGTTTGTACCGTCTCCCTACCCAGTGGTATTCCTACTTCCTGCGGTCTTTCGAGG